TGCTTTATCTGCAACAATGTCTTTCAGCATGTTTGCCACAAATGGCAATACGAGGTTAAGCATATTATCTTTCCTTTCTTCATCGGTTTGTTGTGGTTTAAAAAATCCATGTAAATAATTAAGCAGCTTTTCCAGCATCTGCTTCTCCGTCATCGTGTGGTGGTATTTCGTGTTTTTCTGGTTCTTGAGCTAGATCACCTCCTGATTCAAAATAGAATTTAGCAATACCTGCAATGATTGGTATAAATGCACCAATAAGAATGTTTAATAAATCTTTTGAAGAACCTGGAAGCTCTTCAGATGCACCTAACATTATATGAACTACATATGCGAATATGCCTAGTGCAGACAATGCTATTGCAAATCTAGCTATAAATCGACTTACTTGAATCCTTTCATTTACCGTCATTTGCTGCTTGACAGGTTTCGGAGGATCAGGCTTTTCTACAGTAGTTGTTGTTATCTCTTTAGCCATTATCTTTTATTTGCAATGAGAGCTTCTGCCATTCCTTTAATTTCCATGGAAAGACGTTCGTTCGTTTTTGCAACATCTTTGAATGCTACGCTCAATCCATTGACTGCATCCGAAGTTATACTGTTCTGTTTATTCTGTTCTTTGATTACATCAATCAATCGTTCATCACCTCTCGTATCTTTTTCTTCCCAGCGAATGATTTCTTCTTTGTGTGATTGCTGGGTTTTAAAGATGTACCAGCACATAATCCCAATGATCACCGCAGGAAGTCCGATCCTTTCTACAATCTGCATTATCTGTTCTATTTCCATAATGCTTTCAACTGCTGGAGGATGATGTCCACTCATGGTTTAGGATACTTGTCTTTTACTGCTTTAATCTTAGCTTTCCAGCTATCCATATCATGGTAAATCATGTCCAATTGTTCACCAATTCCAATGGCATTATATTCTTCTAATCTTTTTCTTTGGTACTCATTATCCGCATACTGTTTTTCTAGCTCTTTTAATTTTGTCTGAATTTCTTTTTCGGTTGGTTGTGCAAAATCTTCATTCCAGTCCTTTATAGTTTCATTTTCTATTAAGCATTTTGCTCCACCAACATACATTGCATTAAGTGCATCTCTTGTTCTAAACAACATTATCTGTCTCCTATTACAATAACAGTTGTATATCCGACATTTTGCATAGCTCCATTTACAGCATTACGAACTCTGATGCCAAATGACCCTGTTCCGATTGTTGATACATTACTATCATATTGGGCTATTGCACCATCTGACCCTAACCCATTTGCACTACCTATAATCACATAATTTGAATTTGCCATTGTTATTGACAAATTAACTATAAACTTACCAACATCAGTATTCTTTCTAGTAACTGATGTTACATTTAAACTGTCTGAAATTGTCTGCGCTCCATTATTATTAGTATTAGATCCACCATCAAAAGTAACATAAGCCGAAATAAAAAAGTTTTTGTTTGGAAATGTTGCTGTTCCGTCAATTGTTCCTGCAAATGTACCAGTAGTAATTTTCCCATTTTGTCCATCTACAAAAAATCTATTAATTCCTCCATTATCTACAACTTTAAAACCATCTCCTGAACCACCTCCTGTTCTAATAGTAACTAAACCTGAGCCTCCTTCTTGTATTTCACTATCTTTAAAAACAGTACCTTCAATCTTTACTCCATTGTCAGTTGTAGTTTCCTGAATGTCATCTGCTTGTACTATTCCAGTAAAATCAGGTGCTGAAAGCGGAGCTTTAGCTGATAATACAGCACTTGTAACACCAGAATGAGCTATATTGTGTGCTAGTGTTGTCGCTTTAGTTGTTGCCATTGTTTACTCAGGTTTCGGGTATTTTGCCTTAACTGCATTACGTCTTTCTATGATCGATGCCTTGTCTTCTTCATCGTACAGAGCGACTACTAATTCTTGGATTGTGGGGTACTCTGTTTGTCTTTTTTCATCATAACTTAAAGCATCAAAAGCATCTTTTTCCTCTTTCTTTAATTTTTCAAGCAATGCTTCTTTTTCTTTAAGTTCTTCAGAAGTTACTTTTTTGATTGTTTCTTTACCAGTTTCTAAATTGAGACTTTTATATTCTTGCATAATTATTCCACTAACTGAGTAACAGAAATATGTCCAGTTCCACCCCAATCTCCAGAAGATGTGACAACTTTGAGTCTTGTAATATCACCTCCTGCATCTACTCCACCTGCAGTTTGCATAATATGACCATTGTGATAATACTGGCCTTGGTAAAGCCATGCTGAGGCATTATTAGATAATCGTTCAATTTTGATACTTCCATAAAAAATACCAGTACCTATATTTTTTATACCAATATGTGAAGTGTCATGAGAATTAGCTTGGGCAGAAGTTGTTTCATAACGACTGCCTCCATAATATCCAGAAGTTACATATGCACTAGATGTCCCTATTTGTATTCCTCCCTGACCTGCTCCAGAGGCATAACCTATTCCACTAACAGTAACTATTATTATTTTTGAACTTGTATTTAAGCCTGTAAATTCAGCACCTGTGCCTGAGCTACTGCAACTAACAGCATCACTTTGCATACTAATAGTGGCTCCAGAAGGTATTGTTTCAAAAGCAGGAGGTGATCCTGCACCAGTAGATGTTAAAACCTGACCATCTGTTCCGGGGCCAACAGCACTAGGATTACCTGAAGCATCATAGGTTATTATCTGACCATCTGTACCAGATGCCATTTTTGCAAGAGTAACAGAATCATCAACTACTGTTCTGTTGGCAACGTCTCTAGCTCTACTCACTTGTTTTCTCCTGTTCTTTTAAGAACTTTGCGTAGTTGTCTTTCACTTCCTTAGTCATAACCGCATTAAATTGGGCTAGGACTACTGGATCAGATATTTTAGAAACATCGTGATCTGGGTTTAAAGAGTAACGATTAAAATTTTGTGAAATTACTTTACCATCTTCAAGCACCTGAACCGCTTCACGAACTTGAATTATATAGTGTAAACCATTATTAATTGAGATTGTCTCTATTTTGTCCGTAATTGTTTGTTTTGTTAAGCTCATGTTTATGCATCTGTAAAATATGAAAATATAAAAAAATACTGTTTATCACTAGCAGTATAATCAACAGCACCTTGTTGAAAATTATATATTGTGGCTTGAGTCTGATTTAAATCCCCTAATATACTTCTTGCAGTACCATCAAGGTCTTGATAAACAATTACACCTCCACCTCTTGATCCAACACCATTTTTTACAGCAAATGGTAATCCAGTAATTGTAGAATTGCTTCCATTAGGGTAATAAAAACGACCGCTTATAGAAACATAACTTCCAATTTTTACATAATGCCCATTAGCAGTTCCACTAGAATGTAAACCACCGCCTAGAGTAAAATTGAAAGTTCCTTCTTCATAATCATCTAACGAATTACTAGGAGATGCGCCATGAGGATGGAATTGAATTGATCCACCACTTTGGATCATTACGGAACTATCTTTTAAAGTTACACCATCTATTTCAACTCCATGAGCAGATGTTTTTTCATTTATATCATCTATTAATAATCCAGTAGAAATAATAGATGCTTTATCAGAACCACCTATTTTTATATCTATCTGATCATCAGTATCAGAAGTAATAGTTGTGTCGTTATCCGCATCTAAAATTAATTCATTACCTTGTAAATCGACTGTTCCTCCAAAAGCAACATTTCCAGAGAAGGTTCCACCACTAGCAGGGACAAAGTTACTATGGTCTAATGCACCTATGACTTGTATTACAACAACATCACTTGCTGTTATAGTAGGACTGCCAATAGTTACAGTACCACCATTAGTAGATGGAGCTAACGTGTAATCAGAATCGTCTAGTAATACACCATTTAAAAAAACATTGACTAAATCTGATGCTGTGTGAGTAATGTTTCTAAATTCATTAAATCCACCATCACCGCTTGTAGGAGTAGGATTGTAGCTTGTTACTGTATTAGAAGAATTAGAGACATAACCAACACACTCAATAACATCTGCTGAAACAAGTGCTACACCAGTAGCCAGTGTAATTGTAGATCCTGTTCCAGTTGTGGAATCCATTGTGTAATCATAGTTGGCATTTCCAGTATGATTTCCAACTAACTTGATTCCATTTAAAAAAACATCAACTCGACCAGCATTGTACGAAACAGCAAAAGTGCCATTTGTACTTGTAAGTCCAGTATAAAACCTACGATCTACACCAACATTTTCTTCCGTAAGGCCAATAAGACCATACGCATTCATTTGAGTCATGAGGTAATCTCTAAGACTGAAATTGTTGCGGTTGCACTTGCTCCACCAGTTCTTAGTGCATTAAGTGATTCGCCTTTTTTAATAACAAATTTGTTGCCACGGCAAAGTTCTAATGCAGTATTTTTAGGTATAGATACTGTATTTAAAAATGGCACTAAAAGATGAACGCTAGTATTTGAACCATTTGAAGAATGAGCAACTGCACTACCTCCTGATGTAGTAGAAACATAAAAAACAGAAGAAGTCAGTCCTCCAGCAATAACATAATAAATTGTGTTTGCACTTATATTTCCTGGCAAACTTCCAGTAGTGCTAAAAACAACTGCATCGCCAGCAGTAAAAGTGTTTGATGCTGCGAATTTAAGCCCACTATCACTTGATGGAGTTACTGCTAAAGCTTCAGCAGTATGATAAGTCGTAATTTGTGTGTCAGATGCTCCAGTATTGCTGTAGAGCATCCCTATCACGATTCCAACATCTCCTGAAGCATCTAAATTCGTCCCAGGATATACTTCAGTCAAAGTCGAAGTGCCAATTGACTTAATTACAGAATTATTGAATGTATTTGCCATAAGTTATCCTAAAGCTATTCCCATCACGATTGCGGATGATTCAGAAGTTGTTGCAGAAGTTGCTGCATCAGTCGCATATTTTTTTGCTGAGTATTCTGTGTTATCTACTGTGCCTGATGTGTATGTTGCCCAATCTTTAGAGGAACCACCATTTGCTTGTCCTCTTCGTTGTGTTCCTACAGCATATTCTTTTGAAGAATATTCGCTTGTATCAACACTACTAGAAGTTTCTGTTGCCCATTCTTTTGCAGCACCAGCACTTGCAGTATCTGTAATTCCAGTTCCTCCAACAGCCCATGCTTTAGATGAGTAATCTGATCCTGTTACAACACCATCAACTTTGTTAGCATAGTTGCCTGCTAATGTTGCTGAAGTCGCTGCATTGGTTGCTTGTGTTGTAGCTGCTGTTACTTCAGCTTTTGCTAATGTTACTTGTTCATCAGGATCGTATGTAGAAACTCCAATGTTTCCTGATGAATCAAATTTAACAGCTTTACTGAGACGATTAGCTTTATTGACGTTTAATGTAGATGCGGTTGCTACTGTGCTATCAAATGCAGTTGTTCCTGCTAATGTAGTCGCAAACTTAAAGGAATAATCCTTGTTATCATCTAACTGCTGTGTGATCTGAGTCAGTTTGTCATAACTGTTCTCAAGAGTTTCAGCATCGATAGTGGAGTTATTGGTATAGTCAGATGTCTGTGTTAAAGGAACATTCCTTGTAACAATAATGCTGTCAGAGGATGTAGGATAAGATACTGTCGAATCTACAGTAAATCCTGTTGCAATATAGGTAATAGTTGCATTCGATGAAGTTCCTGCATTTTGTACTGTATAGTGAACATCTTTCTTTAAATATCCAGATGCTCCTGCAGTATATCCTCCACCAGTTATAGGTGTTCCTGAACCAGACGATGCTCTTTCAAAATAAACTTCTATATGTGTGGCATCAAGAATAATAAAACCTATTGTATGTGGACCTTGATTACCGTTACCAGCAAATGAAAATCTGGTTGTAGTTGCAGTTACTGTCATTAATAGCCTCCTACTACAGCACTAGGTCGTATTGCTTCAATATAATCTTGGTTTTCCATAGACTTAATAGCATTTTCCATTCTACCTAAATAACCTGGATTGACATACTCCTGTACGTGGTACAAAAGTCCGTAGTTGATTGCTGGCTCAAGATAAAAAAGATTGCCAAAAGGTATGTTCGATTTAACAACAGACCATGCTTTTGCTGCATCTTCGTCTCCATTAATTAAACCTTGAAACAATCTCACAGAATCTCTTACATCTCCTGCTGCTGGACCAAATGCTATTTCAGGCCAGCCGTAGTTATATGCAGAAAAATTGTTGTAGACAAAATCTCCAACGATTCCTGCAACACCAGATTGTACTAAGGAAGCGGCTGCGGTAGAAGCAGCAAAAGGATCTTTAGGTTCGCGACCTCTAAAAAGATCTTTTGCAGTTAATGATGCATATCCCAGCATTATTGCTGGTGCTAAGTGTAATGAAGAATTGCCTAAACCATTCTGCATCATTCTTGGATATTGCTGAATCGCCATGGTTAAAGGAAAACTCCTAAACATCCAAAACGTCTCAGCTAACACACCTGGAACTGTACCCCTCTTAAATCCAAATGACATAATGGCTTTTTCGTTTTTCCCAGGTTGTGGGACTGCCATTCTGGATTCTGTCACAAAGAAGATCTCTAACTTGTCAGCAAGTTGTTGTGCTTGCTTAGATGCAGAGAAGTTCTTTAGGTGGTCAGGTGTAAAATATAATTCATTTGCAAAGCTGTCAATAGTTCGACCCTGTAAAGCAGCCTGTTCGGTTATATTATACGGACCAGCTTTATTGATTAATGCCCAATCACTTTCTGATATATCGTATTGATTCAGAACACGTTTGTAGCTTTCTGAAAGTTCGTTCCATTTAAGCAATGACATATCGCCCATATAAGCAGATGCCATTCTAGCAAAGCCTTCTCTGTTAGCATTTGTCCAAAAGTTCAATCCGTTATACATAAACATTGCATCAGCCATTTTGCTAAGAGATCCACTTAATCGATCTTGTGCAAAATACCTAGATGAACTGCTTGTCAA